GCCCTCTTTGTCTTTCGGCGGCGCATCCTCGGTCATGTTTCCGGGGATTTGCCACACGCCGCTGATCGGGCTGCGGTCAGTGTCGTCAAGCGTGCGCTCGCCGATGTATTTCCCGTCGCTGTTGTAAGCGTAGACTGTTTTTGTCTCCATGTTGTTCCTCCTCAATATTTTATCTGTGCAATGAGAGTGATTGCGCGCGGCTGGACGGTATCAGCCGCACCGTAGATTGGATTAGATTTACTCGCGTCAAAACGCACGATAGTTGACGGGACTGCTCCCCCAGATCCAAACCCTTGGCCGCCCGCATCTACGCTGCCAACCATCGCGCCATATCCACCACCACCACTAATAGTGCGGAACGTATTGTTAATACCTCCCGTAATATTTGGCAACCCCGCCTCTATGCTCTTGACGCTCTCGCCACCCATAAGGGCGCGCCCTGTCGCATTGGGCAAGGTCAGTTTGTCTTGCGCACTATCATAGACGTATTTGGAGCAGTCGGTCTTGTACTGCTCCGCTGTGACGGTCATATTGCTCTCCTGCACCCACGCAAGGAGACGGGGGTACTCGCTCGCCTTGACCGTTGCGCCGTTGGCTTTGATGTATCCGTCTCTTAGTGTGGGACGCAGAATGATGTCGCCCACTCTTGCACCGTCGCGCACATCGTCGACGATCCAGACGGCAGTGCCGTCCGTAACCATGATGCCGCATTTGTGCACCTCTGCAAGATTTGGGATGCTTGCCCCCGTCATCCCTGCCTTGACGCACTCCAAACGCGCCCACGATGGCAGGTGCTTGCTGTACGCGATGTCGCCGACTGCGTAGGTCTTGCTGCGTTGGAGGAGGTTGAGGCTTGCGTTTGCTGCAGCACTTGAGATCGCCTCATCGAGATCGCGCGTGATCCCCTCTACATCGTTATCCATGCAATCATGCCCGTGATTAACGATGAGGTTCGCGATTGCCTTGCACATGGCCGACCACTGATAGTACATCTTGTTGTGCAGCCGTGAGAGCGCCATACCGGGCATGACGCCGCCGATGCGCTGTGTCGCCTCTTTGTACTCCGAATCGTTGTATGTACGCTCCGGAGCGTTATCCTCGTTAAATATCTGGAAGTTTGTCTTTGCCATTGTTTTTCCTCCGTTTACGTCCATCGGCTTTCATCATAGCCGCTCATACCAGCGGCTTTGTCATCAGTATCATATGAGAATGACACGTCCGACAGGGCGTTCATCCACTCCGCGTGGTCATATCCCTTGATTGTGTCTGTCTCGAGATCATATCCAAATACCGCGCGATCTGAGAAATAATAATTCATCCGCACGCCCTGCGGCTTTGGCACAATCAGTCCCTGCCGCACCATCTCTTTGGTGATCTGGTCGCTGATCCCAATGACGAGCACATCGATCGACATGTCCTGGTTGTCCTGGATGATGATTCCGTTGCCAAAGAGCGAATCCCACAGCTCGTTGATGTCCTCGATGCCGCCTTTCCATTGGTTCTTCGCAATCTGCGCGAATATCAGATTACGGTATGCTGCATTATCGAGCACGGGTGAGAGCCCCTTGTCTGGTTGATAAGGGAGCATACGTTGCGCTCCGACAAATTCGCCGAGCACGTCCTCCTGCACCCCGTTGGCATACTCAATGTCAAACTCATCATCCAGCTCAATACCAAGCGAGAATATATCATCTGACGGTCTGAGGAGCGCTGCGACAGTTCGCATGAATTTATCGCGCACACGATGCTGCGAGGTGATGAGGTCAAGATATGCGTCAATGATGGCCATTAAATCACCTCCACCGTGACGGATTCGCTCTTTGCGATGGCGTTATATGGTATTTCTATGTCAGCTACGCCAAGAACGCCGCGGTCCTTCCCCAGCTGCACGGATTGCAATGCAAACGGCGGGTGCAGTGCGTCATCGACGGATGCGGCGATCGCTGTGAGGATGCCTGTACTGGTGACATTTCCTCCGATGCCGAGGCGATCAATGTATGATGCGATATTCCGTCGAATATCTCCTTCGACTGCCGTCGTATAGGTCGCGTACTTTTTGACGGTGACTTTGACGGAAATCTTTTGGTATGACGGGCGAAAGAAACGGATCTCGTTTTTCAGTCCGTCGGAATTTGTATAGATGATCGTAGTCGTTCCGTATGTGCCACAGCCCGGGCCCTTGCGCAAGTAAATCTGCTCTGCGATTGCTCCATCAAGCCCGCCCTCGACCACAGCAGCGATGCTGTGGCTTGGGATTCCGTTTTCATCCGTAGAATTCGTGTCATTTTCGTAGACTTTGTATCGTGTGACGCCTGCGACGCTCGCAATGCCGGCGATGGTACTGTTAACCATGTTTTGGCTTGGAATCGCAGTCGAAATCGACTGCCGCCGCCGGAGTTCCTCGTCCGTCTCGATCGGGCGGCCCTTGACAGCAGGAACTTTGTTGGTGACAGTCAGCCATCCGTACTGCGGATTGCTGATCTTCGCGATCGTCCCGACAGGAGCCTCGATTGCTCCGAGGTCCTGACATTGCGCCGTGATTTCGAGTGTTTCGCCATCAAACCGTGTATTTTCCGGCAGGAGCCACTTTCTACGCTGCGTATCCTCCACAATTCCGGCGGGGATCGTCGTTCCGGGGACCCCTGTGAGCGTCAGAACGCAAGTGGAATAGGTCGCCGTCTTGCGGCGCAGGCCGTTGAGTTTAACGCGGCTCGACAGCCCAGTTCCAACGGCTGTTTTTGTGCTCTGGTTGTTGTAGACGATCTGAAGCATCTGCATCGTGTCGTACGTTTTGAGCGCAAATGCCGATATCATCTGATAGTCCTGCGAATCATTGCCGAGGTAGATGTCCTCACCGTATATCGCCTTGAATTGCGCGATGAGATCATCTCGAATGTCGGCATATGTAGGGACATGCAGACCTGCATCGTCGATATATGGCGCGAAATATGCCATTGCTACACCTCCTCGTCGATGCTGAATGCACCGTACTCACTTTGTATCGCTGCGCGAATTGTCAGCGTGCGGTTCTCGCTGTCCCATTCGGAGTCGAATGACAAAATGGACAGAACGTGCGGCGTCTGTTGGATGCGATCACGGATGATTTGCTCTGCGGCCGAAAAATCACGCGATGCAATGATTTTTTGCCAATATGGCACGCCGTCATTGATATCCTCCCACCACTCATAGATAAGGAGGCGCAGCCGCGTCAACACTGCCTGCTGAACGGCCTCCACCCCATCGATGTAGGCGTGTCCGTTACCGATGGTAAAGTCCCCATTATCGTCAAGTGCACGGTATCTCATGACACGCCTCCTGTCGTCCCACCGCCGGGCTGCACTCCTCCGTGCGTATGTCCGAGGAATTTGCGCCCGTCGATGGTGACACCTCCATCTATGGTGACGCCGCCAGCTGCATGAATGTGGATGCTGCTCCCGCTGATCTCAATGCAGGCATCTCCTGCAGCGTTGCGCAGCTGCGCCGTACCGGCTGAATATCCGCCGACGACGCTCGGTTGGCTGCGGAATCCGACGAGAGCGAAGCCATCCGAGAGATCGTGTCTGCGCTTTTCGACCTGATTCTGCACGCCTCCATTCTGCCACCATGCATCCATGCAGTTGTCTCCGAATACCACAAGACAATCATCGCCGGGCTGAATCGGGAGCGTCAGGCAGTAGCCACCACCCGAGTATACAAAGAACGGCACGTCGGGAAGAATGGGAATCTCTGCCCATTCGAGCACGCCGCCTCGATTCATTCGCTCGCGGATCGCGAGTTGGACGGTGCATGTCTGCCGTGCGTAATCGACGGAGCGAATAATTCCGGGCGCAGCAACTCGCAAGTCTAGACCGAATCCGTCCAGCTCCCGCTTGCTCTGCTCGATCTCCTCCTCGAGCCGCTCTGATACTTTGAGCACATCATCACCTCATTTCATCGTTTGCCCTGCTGCGTTTACTGCGGTCAATAGCCCCATGCGTCCGTTGCGACTGACGCCAACGACTGAGGTCGTCCATTCGTCGCCCCATGTATCTCCGCGATGCTCAACCGAGAACACTTGATACTCTCCATCTTGATCGAACTGCGCCGTCTGCGGAAGCTGGTCGCTTTTCTGCTGCCCTGTTCCGGGGTCGATCTGCACCGCTTGCCGTTGAATGATCTCGTTGTCAATCTTAATCATGGAGCGCAGCTTTACCCGCGCATCGAGGAGCATCTTGATCTGGATGCCTTGATCGGTATAGACGGGTGTACCGACAAGCCCTGTGTTTGGCGTGAGCACCAGCACGCGATCCTCTGGGATTTCCTGCTCGACGGTCTCGACCGTGAGTTTTCCGTCCTCGCCCTCCCAGTAGGCGGCATCGTTCCATGTGCACAGATCGCGCAGGTATTTCGCGGGCGTACCAAAGAGCACCTTGCCGCGCGGTAGTGTCTGCTCCGGAAGTTCCTTCGACACATCGCCGACCTCAATTTTCCTATCAGCCTGTCCTGCGACAACATTTACAACATCGCGCGGTGTGCTTCCCGCTGCGATTGTACTGCGGACATGGTTCATGAATAGGCTCTGCATTCCCCTAAGTGCGACGATTTCAAGTCGATAGTCCGTGCCATTTTCGCGATTGCGGAATACCTGCACGATGTCGCCCGTGAATACCTCGCCGTACTGCCCCTCCTCGTAGCCGCCGAAAACGGAGATCTGAAATCCCTCCTCGATGACCTCCTTTTCCGATGCGGCGCTCATGTTGTAGACGACGAGTGTTCCGATCTGCACGGCCGTCTCGGTCGTTGCCTTGGTCTGGAACTCACATTTGAGGAGCGATACATCCATCTCTGTGTCGTGCTCCGGATCGCGCTCATTGGTTGGATTCCCGTCCTCTCCTGTCTTATAGGCGGGCTTGTAGATGACGATCTTCCATTTCCGCCCGTAGAGGCGGCCCTTGCGCGTCGGAGTTTGCGCAGCAGCACTCTCATTTGTCTCCGGCATCGCTGTCACCCCAGATCACATACCAGTCCGATTCAAGAGTTACCATGCTCGGCCACTGCTCCTGCACACGACTGCGCGGAACAATCCATGCGCTTCCGACTCCCAGATAGCCGACCTGTTCGAGGATATTTTGCCCCGGCACAAGTGGGAGTGCAGAATAAACAAGCAGATCATTTTTGTAGATGTCGACGAGCCAGTATCCTGCGATATCGTTGTAGGTCATGCGGAATTTTAGGAGAGTGTTACCGCCGTCGATCGGCACTTTTGCACTGAATTTGTGATTCGGTGTCCCTTGGAATGGAACGATCGAGAACACTGCTGCACCTCCTTATGTCAAAATACTACCGCCCGCATCCAATATGGAGCGGGCGGCGGTCTTATTTACGTCATCCCCCGTTTGTACGGGAGTTTGTCCGGAAGAGGATTCTGCTGCCGACGCTGACGCTCTAGCGCTGACCGCCGTCTCTGCGACTGTCGCAAATATGATTTCTCGTAGGCGTATTGTGCATCTCAGAGCATGAAGCGTGTTAACGTCATCTGGTGCAGAAAGCTCCTCAATCAGCATATTATGATAGGTCTGCAGACGGGTCTCGACGGTGATTGGAGTACGGGCCATCTGCATCGCTCGTAGACTTTTCCATGCATCAATAGAGCGTCCCTCTCCGGGTGTCGTCACCATACTTGGCATGCAAGGGAACCCTGCAAAGTTGCTGTACATCGTCCCCATTGACTGAATAATATTGCCAATCACAGGCGGCGTCTGCATGTAGCTATCGGCCTTGGCATCCGACATCATGATCTCGATAGTAAGCTCCGCAGGCTCAATGATGGAGTGATCTGTCATCGTGACCCCCGTCTGCACAGGGTAGTTGGTCGGGCGAATGCGACTGATATGCTCGGTGCGCATGATTCCATCAAAATACATACCACCGATCGGCCATTTCGGCGTGCGGAACAAGAATTGCTCCATATCTTTGTAGCCTGTGAGAAAGTTGATGATCTCATAATGCCCTGTCATTTTTCCGATCTCTGTGCTGATCTTCATCCAGTCTGGTTTTTCCTTGCCGGAGACGAGATCGGAGAAATAGTTGATGCCGTCAATCGACAGCCCTTTCTTGATGCCCACCCCATCACCTCCTTAAATCATGACCGGAGCACCTGTCATTGCGCGGCTGCGCAGAATATGCGCCCCGCTTCTCTCGAGTGAGGACATGACCTCGCGCCCGACACTCCTGCCGATCTCCGCAGCACTTTGATTTGTCCCGTTGACCGTGACGCCACCGACGTTGACCTGATAGACAACGCCACCACTCCCCTGCGTCTGATATCCGCCGTAGCCAGTCTGCATCGCGCCGGACATCAGGCCGTTGTATAGGAGTGGATCGACGCTGTATGCAGAAGTCTGTATGACCTGTCCTGCATGCCTGTGGGGTTTCTTCAGAGCAAAGAGTGCGCTTCCGTTCCCCGGTGCTGAAGTTTGTCCGCCTGCTGGTGTATCCTCCTCAAGGCCTCCCCAGTCATCAATGATTTTGTTCATACGTCCCATAACAGAATCCGCATATTCATTGATTGAGGGATACACGTTTCCGTTGTAGTACTGCGGGGCATTTTTTGCTGCCTCAGAATAGTCGACCGCACCGGGGCCTCCGTACCAAGCAATAGCGACGTCACGCCAGTTGCCGAATTGCTTGTAGTATTCCATGAACTTATGCCGAGCAACAATGTTTTGATTTTCTTGGGTCATCGGGGCATCGGCTCCAAGTCCAGCATTTTCTGCCCATGACGGCCAGTTCTCCGGCATAATTTGGAATGCACCGAGCGCGCCAGAATCCGAATTGACAGAATCATAATTTCCACCGGATTCCTGGCCACTGATCGCAAGCATGGCAGCATCTACGGCTTTTTTGCTTCCACCAAAATCCCCGCCTAAACCACTATGTGTATCACTGCCGCTAATGATTTTCCATGCACCCTTGAAGTCACCATTCTTGATCGCGAGAAGTGCCCGTCCAAACTTGCCAACGCGAGCAATAGCGCCGTCGATCATTCTGCCGAGCTCCTCCCAAAATCGCTTGAATGGTGAGCTGTCACGCATCATCGTCAGAAGTTCGCGGAACACGCCAACGGTGCCCGACACCACGCGTAGAATCAATGTGAATATGCTGAACACAGCACGGATGGCATCACGAAAGGAATAAACACTGTTGGTCTTTCCGAGCTCCCCGAAGAGCCCTCGAAATGCAATGTTGACGAGGTCGAGGATGACGTTGAATGTTTCAAGCAGAACGTCTGCCAGCTCTCCGACAGCATCGATGAGGTCTTGGTATTCCTTCGTTCTGCGCACCTCGTTGACGAGGCGCCCCATCCACCGGATCAGATCTCGGACCGTCCCAAGGACGGACATGAAGATTTCCCAGAGTTTCTGCATGGCTTCGCGTAGGCCGTCAACCGCACCATGTTTTTCCATGGATTCATAAAGCATCTGCGCCTGATTAATCCATGCATCAACGTAGATTGTCGCGAGTTCCCAGAGGGCGCCTCCGATCTCCTTGATAACATAAAGGAAATCGTTCAGCGCGCTCGAGCTTTGCACCCGATCGGCGAAATCAGATACAGCACCGGAGAATTCCTCCCAATACTTCTTTGCCGTCTTGATGTACTCGTTGAGCTTATCCCAGTAGGTACCAAATGCAGACTGCTTTCCCTCCATATGACCGTAGTAGTCATCGATGAGCAGAAGCAACGACCCAACAAGGAGGAGCATGCGGGTGAGCGGATTCGCTCGCATGATGAGCGTTAGTCCCGCGATTGCCGCTGCGGCAATCTTGACCCCCTTCGGAAAACTCTCCCACATCGCCCAGAGCGCCTTGCCAACATCCAAGACAAGCATCAAGAAGTGCTTGCCAACGTTGATGATGTAGACGAGCATCCGGGCGGCTTTCTCCGTCCATGTGCTCATGTTCTTTACGAACATGTCGTTGAAGCTGCGGAACTTCTCGCGGGCTTCTGCGAGCGGGCGGTTCAGGTACTTCATGAGATAATACCCGACCCATGTCATGGCGTAGGAGACCTCCTGCTTGAGCCGTGTAAACTCAAACATGAGATCGCGGAACCCCCTCATGGTCTCCGCAAAATCTCCGCCGACTTTCATCTTGCGCCCGTCTGCAGCGAGCTTGTTGAACCGCTCCATCAGCTCCGGTGTCAGCATAATGTCCTGTATGGATTCGCCGAGCGCATCTGTGGCCTTTTTCATCGTCCACGCCGCGTCCTTCGATACCATCATCTGACGCGAGAGCTTCTGCATGGCGAGGTCTTGCGCCGCAGCAGATTTCATCAATCCGAATACAGAGGCAGAAACGCCTGCGATTGCCGTCCCGATCATCGCTGATGCACGCGCGAAATTCGCGGCCATGCGTCCTGTCGATGATTCGACCGTCCGGTCAAGGCTTTTGATGGTCGCCTCCGCCTGGCTGAATCCGGGCTTATCAATCTTTGCTCCGAGCCCGACAAGGTATTCCTGTATCATCTCGCCGATCATGTATTCACCTCCCTCTGCTGCTCTGCATAATCCTGTGCGCGGCGGCGGTTCTCGCCCTCTACGAGCATAATCTCGTGAATGTCAAGGAGATCACCGAAGGTGTATGTCCCGTCCCACAGTTCGTGCTGTTGCCACTTCCCTGCGATGACGGGCGCGTACACCCATGAATTTACGTTGCGATATTCGCAAAGCTCAAATCCTGGAGACCGGCTTTCAATTCCATCAAGCCGTCTCCGCCGAAAAAACCCGCAATATTGAACACCAGCGCGTGGATCGTCAGCATAATGACGAGCATCGCGTTATCTGCGATGTCCTCGACGCCCCAGCTGCCGTTCTCGTTGATAATCGGAGCAGTGCGCCCTGGCAGCACCTCCCCGACAACCGATAGAACATCCCTCTGGAATGCGATAAAATCTGCCTTGCTCATAATAGCTCGGCTCGGTAGGGAGACGGCCGTACCATCTCCACCATCCGCTTTCACCGCGTTCATGACCTTTGCCTCCATGCCCATCGGGAGCATTTTCTCCATGAGTGTAAAGGCGATATAACTGCCCGTAAAAGCATCAAAGGAGCGGATTTCAAACTTCCGCCCCTGAAGCTCAACGATCTTCTTGGTTTCTCGCTTCATTTTCTACCTCCGATTAAAGCTGGATGCGCTGAATATCAGCGAACAGAATCTGCCACGACACGCGCTGTCCTTGGCTCTGCAGCGGCTCGTCCGGCTCCTTGACAAAGGAACCGCCGGAACAGTAGTAGGTCTTTCCCATTTTCGGAGCTTCGATGGTCATGGAGATCGTCGTCCATGCCGACGTGTCTGCCTGCCAGCAATAATTAAAGAGCCCCTGCAGATATTTGTGCAGGGAGCTCGTCTGCTGTGCGTTGATGGAGACGCTACCATTGTTGCCGGCAATCTTGCTGACCATGACCGAACCGTCCGATGCGACATCATGCACCGATCGGTCTGTCGTTTTCGATACCGTCATATCGCCGATGCCTTCTCCCTGGATGGAATACGAACCATATCCAGGGCAATTAATCGTAGCGTTGACGTCAGTAAACGAATAGGTACTCACATTTGCCATTATTTATCCTCCCTCCGTTTTAGCGGTTGACGTCCACCTGAATGGTGACGTGATGGATGGCCCCGGCGAGCTTGAGCGATACATAAATCGGTGGCGCATTGCGTGCATCGCGCTCCGCCTGCGACTGCTCGCTCATCGGCTCGCTCTGGATGAGATAGCCCCCGGGGAGCACATGCCCGTATTCGAGTGCCATCAGCTCCTCGCCCTTCCAGACGCCCTCCTTGATGAAACCGATGCGGTTCATGTCATCGCAGACCTCTTTGATCGCGGTCTTGATGCGCCCCATCCCGGCTTCTGTCTGTGGCACCTTGTTGACGTTCACGAGAAGGTCCATGATGGAGAGCTGCATGTCGTTCTTGAACTTGTCGAGGTAGATGATCTCATCGAACCACGAGCCGTCACCGACACGCCCCTCCTCGAACACATCATAGTAGTTGCCGCGGTTGACGTAGACGTTTCCGTAGTTCTTCTTGATGTTGTTCAGGTCGTTCGTTGTGAACGTCTGCATGTAATTCTCAGCCTGCACACCGACCTCGCGCTTGTACGCGAGCGTGAACGCGCTGTTGATCGTGGATGCGCTCATCG